AAAATTACAAACCCAGCTATATTAGAAGAACTAAAGAAAATTAATATCAGAATTAAAAGTAGTTAATCATTGACTATTAAATATATTCATGTATAATGTAAGAATAAACGTAACAAAGGACGTATAATGGTTGAACCAAGTGATAATTTGCAGTCTGTATTTGAACGAGCAATTGATACTGCTAAAAAATTGCATCATGAATATCTAACAATTGAACATTTACTATATGCAATGCTGACTGATGATTCATTTAGTAGTGCAATTCAAAACTTTGGTGCAGATTCGGAAGCCCTTAAAAAGAATTTAACAGAGTATGTACATCAAAAATGTCAAGAGATCACAATTCAAGATGTAGTTGTTAAACCAAAGAAAACACAAAGTGTAGAGCGTGTGCTAAATCGTGCATTTACACAAGTGTTGTTTAATGGCCGTCAGCGCATTGAGCCCACCGATGTCTTTTTAAGTATGATGGGTGAGAAACGTAGCTGGGCGTTTTTCTATATTGCGCAGGCTAACATTGATAAAGACAAATTTGCAGATTTCTTAAACAATGCTGCTCAAGACAATGAAGAAGAATCTCCAAATGACGGCCAAGGTGAACGTGCGCTAGCTGCGTTTACCACTAACCTCAATGACATGGTTACTAAGAATAAAGTAGATCCAGTTATTGGTCGTGTTGATGAGTTGGAAAATATTGCATTGGCGCTGGGTCGTCGTAGCAAAAACAATGTGATTCTTGTTGGAGATCCTGGTGTAGGTAAGACTGCTATAGCAGAAGGACTTGCTTATAATATTGTTAATGGTGCTGTTCCAGACTTCTTAAAAGAATACAAAGTATACAGTTTGGACATTAGTGCCATGCTGGCTGGTAGTAAATATCGTGGAGATTTTGAAGAACGTTTTAAACATGTTATCAAAGCCCTTCAAAAGAAAGGTAAAACTGTGCTGTTCATCGACGAGGCACACATGATCTCTGGCGCAGGATCTGCTGGTAACTCAGCTAACGATCTCGCTAACATGATGAAACCTGCTCTAAGCAAAGGCAACATTAAAGTTGTGGCCAGTACTACATGGGAAGAATATCGCAAGCACTTTGAAAAGGATCGTGCGCTGATGCGTCGTTTCCAACGCATTACTGTTGACGAGCCAACCACTGAAGTTACTAAACAAATTCTCAAAGGTATCAAGAAGTATTACGAACAATTCCATAAGGTCAAGATTCGTGACGATGCAATTGACGCTGCTATTAAACTAAGCGTCAAGTATCAAACAGAAAAGAAGTTGCCAGATAAGGCAATTGATTTAATTGATGTTGCATGTTCGCGTTTTAATTTAAAGATTGCAGAAGATCGTGTAATTGGCGAGCGTGAGATTCAATACGAACTTGCCAAGATGATTCAAATGCCTGAAGAAAAAATCATGGAAACTGAATCAAGTAATCTTGCTACACTACAAGATAATTTGCAAGCAGAAGTTTACGGTCAGGATCTTGCCTTAACTGAAGTTGTTGATAAGATCATGGTTGCTCAAGCTGGATTGAAAAGCGAGAACAAGCCAATTGGTTCGTTTGTGTTCATGGGCCCAACAGGTTGTGGTAAAACTGAAACAGCTAAATCTTTGGCCAAACATCTTGGTGTCAAACTGTTGCGCTTTGACATGAGTGAATATCAAGAAAAGCATAGTATCAGTAAACTGATTGGTAGTCCTCCAGGATATGTTGGTTTTGAAGAAAACGCAGGCCTGTTGATTACACAGATTCAAGAAAACCCAAATGCTGTTCTACTATTTGACGAAGTAGAAAAGTCACATCCTGATGTAACAACTGTACTGTTACAAATGATGGATAATGGTTTTATTACAGGTTCAAATGGCAAACAAGCAGATTGCCGTAATATTATTCTTATCCTTACTACAAACGCAGGTGCAGCAGATGCTGAAAAGAATACAATTGGCTTTGGATCTCAGGAAAAAGATTACAGCGATAAAGATCTTAAGAAGTTCTTTACTCCAGAATTCCGTAATCGTTTGGATGGCATTATGACATTTAATAAACTGGGCAAAGAATCTATGACCAAGATTGTTGTTAAGTTCATTGATGAATTACGTGCACAAATTAAAGATAAAGGCATTAAGATTAAACTAGATAAGGAAAGTACTAACTGGTTAATTGCCAAGGGCTTTGATCCCAAAATGGGTGCTCGTCCATTACAACGTGTTATCGATAAGGAAATCAAACGTCCATTAGCTAAACTAATGTTGTTTGGAAGTTTGAAGAACGGTGGTATTGCTGCCATTACAATTGTGGATGACAAATTGATAATCGTAGACACACCAAAAGAAGTCAAAACACCATTGTTAACTGTAGACAATACCACATCACTAGTTACTATAGATGGAGTATAAAACTACAAACCGTTTGTTTAGAGGAGCATATCAGTACAAAATTGTGCTGGTATGCGCTGGTGCCAGTCTATTTAGAAGTGGTAATATAGGCCATGCATTGGCTGAATTAAAAAAAGTAAATCTATCCGAAGATAATAAAACTACGGCTAAATGGCGTACTAACTATATCAAAAGTCAAGATGATATAGATTACAATTTTAAATTAGCATCTAAATTGCTCGACATGAAAGATTTTGAAATACGTGTGGAAAGCCCGTGGATTTCAATTTATACAAATGATCAAGCTAATGTTGATGCTATATTAAATCTGGATGCTGACAAGGTCAAGTATATATCTGTACCTCCACCGACTGGTATTGCAGAAAATACTGTAGTTATGCCTAAAATAAACTTTGACTATCGCGTAACACTGGGTAAAACTACAAACCCCAATTTGGCATTCATTGAATGGGCCAAAAACAGTCTTAAATTAAGATTAACAAAGAGTTGTATACGAGATCTCAGCAGTACCCGTAGTTGGGGTGGTACACATTTCTATGTTACTGGAGATAACACGCTACTCATGGTTAAAATGCACTTGGGCGGTTGTATATCTAAAATAGAGCGCATAGTTAAAGCCTAACCTGTTCATTGCAAAAGCGATAAATACTCTAAACCAGTAGCATTCTATTGGGCATTAAAAATGGGCTTATCATGCGTATACGTGAATTATTAGAAAGTTTTAATTTTAAAGAAGACGAATTTGTTAAAAAACACAACGATAAAGTTGAGTTGGACTATGATCTTGCCGAAGATTTAATACATTTTATGCACAACGATGACGATGTGTATCGTCGTCATACCTACCCAGCATTGATGAAATGCATCGATAGTGTCAAAAATAAAAAGGCCACAAACGGTAAAATGTTTGCAGAAGCCATGAAAGAGTGCTACAAACTATACAAGAAAAAGTTTCCCATTCGTATTTTACCAAAAGAAATGGACGAAGATATTTGCGAAGAAGCATGTGAAAAAATGCATGAAGAAGTGTTAGAACACATTAGTTCTGGAAAGTACAAGGACTAATATGTTACTACGCGAATTGTTTAAAAATATTAAACAGCCTATATTTGAAGGCGGTAACATATGGCCTGAATCCGAAGGTTTTGATCAAGCCATTGCCAATCATCTAGTACATGAAACTAATCGTTACCTCAGTGGTGTTGGCACACAGGCTTATGTGATTGGTAGTGCGGCTACTCCAACTCCTGGAAAGATCAGCGGTGACTTAGATGTTATGGTAGATGCTAGTCAGCTTGCGCAAAAGTTTGGTACTAAAGATGGAAAGACCACTCGCATTGAACTAGAAAAATATCTTCAAAGCAAAGGTTTACAAACCAAAAAAACTGGTGTAACTGTACACATTCTATTACCATACAAAGAAAAATATTATCAAGTAGATATCAAAACTGTTGGTAATGCCGAAAAGGTTCATAAGTTTCATCATCACGCTATTCCCCAAGGTAGTCCATATAAAGGCGTACACAAGCAAATGATGATGAACGCATTGGCTAGTAGTCAAGGTATGTTGTGGTCACCAGATGAAGGCCTATATGCTAGAGATGCAATGGGCAAGAAAGCCGATTTTATCAGTGATGACTTGGATACCATTGCCAAACGTCTGTTAGGTCCACATGCTAAAGCTGCAGATCTAGGCAGTGTTGAAAGTATAATGAATGCCATTCCTGACGAAGCTCGTCGTAACGAAATATTCCAACAAGCATCAAGTGGTGCAAGTTGGCAAGCTGTTAGTCCGCAACCAATTAATGAAGCTGCGGCGCCTGCTGTTGGTCGCAAGTATCAACACATTGAAGACCTAGTGTTTACCAATGGTAGTACAGGTGGCTTACATGCTGTAGAACGTTTGCGTCACATGACCAGTAAGGGCGGAACTATAGAATTAAAATGGGACGGTAGTCCTGTAGTCTATTGGGGCCGTGATGAAGAAGGCAAGTTTCACATGTTTCCTAAGAACGCTTGGGATTATATGAAACGTGGTACAACTCATACCAAGAGTGGCGTTACTACCATGATGAATGATCCAGACGATATTGCTATGTTTATTTTAGGAACAGGAACAACACAACCTGGTCAAGAAGATCAACGTCGTGCATTTGCTCAAGGGCTTGCGGATCTTTGGCCGTACTTTGAAAAAATCAGTCCAAAGAAAGGCTATATCGAAGGCGGTATATTATTCAGTCCATTACAACCGGCACAACTAAATCAGTCAACTAACGAATACGATTTTCAACCTAACATAACAGCATTTCACATTCCGGCAGGAAGTGCATTAGGCAAACGTATTGCTAAGGCCAAAGTTATGGTTGCTGCAACCGGTTATTATACACACATTGGTGCAGATGAAACACGTTATCCCAATGCTGAAAACTTATCTAGTGCAGATGTTATTGTTCAAGGTACTACATATGTTGAAAATGCTCCACAAGTGGATTCAACTGGCTTAGATCATACTGAAAATTATATTAAGAGTAACAAAGCCGCAATTGATAGTTTTATTGCTGGACAGCCTGGTCTAAGTAAACCTGGCGATGTACTTTATAGTTTCTTTAATCAAAACTTACGTGTACAAGGTGTTAAACAAAAGTTTGTTCAATGGGCACAGGCTAAACTGAGCAATACTCAAGCACAAAAGATATTAAGTCATCCAGGCTTAGACGCTATCTTAACAGCCGTTGAACTACTAACACATGAAAAGATGAAAGTTATTAATTCATTAAGTTCAGGTACACATGGCGGAATTCGTCAAACAAAACCAGAAGGTTATGTACAAGCACATCCTGGAGGCAAATTTAAAAATGATTTGCCTGGACAGTTTGTTAAAACTATTGACCAGGCTAACTGGGCTCCGAGGAAAGAC